TGGTCCTGAGATGCAAAGAGCGGCAATGAAAGTCGGCAAGCAATCACAAGAGATGAAGAAGGGAAAGTATACTCCAAAAGCGAAAATGGCTCAAGATAGAGCTGTGGCGTCACTGTCAAATTCGAGTGTTAAAATCGCAAAGACTGTGCGGGACGCTTCGGGATCAAAAAAGGCTGATCAGGGAGTAAAAGTAAATGTAAAAGCTCGGGAAAAGATTGCATCTAAAAAAGGCCCAGGAGCCGGAGCAATACTTCGAGGTCAAAAAACTAGTGAAAAAATGGGTACAGATCGAGGCGGTTACGGGTCTAAGAGCGAACTGGATATTGGTTCACAGACTTCTTTACAGAGACAAGTAAAGAAAACTAGAAATAAAGAAGCAGAAGCAAACAGATCAGGTGGTGATGATGATGTCGCTTGAGATTTATAATGCTTAAAAGTATTCATGAAATTTATCAAACCACAGTTTTTGAGAAAAATGAACACAGAGCATCAAAGGAATACAAGAAATTGTCTCCTAAAATGCGAGGTGCTGTTGATTCTATTTTTAAAATTATGGATGCTAAACCTTCAAATTTCCTAAATACTTTTGAGAAAACTATAAGAGAAGTATCAAAAAAGTTCGAAGTTACTGAAAGAGAACTTATGGGATATTTTGAAAAAGAAATGTTAGCCATATAGGAGTATGAGATGTCATTTAAAACATTAAGAGTTGCTGGCACAGTTACAGCAGCACAGACAGCTGATGACGCAGCACATGAAGCTATTATTGGTAAATTATCCCCAGCTTCCTCATACAGAGTAACAGAGTTTGGCGGCAATGATGTTCTTTTTCTTATTTCAGATGATTATCCTACGGCATCTTCTACAAATGGATTTTATTTAAAAGCAAGCACTTCAACAACAGTAGTTCCTGATGTAGAACGGGCACTACGATTTGCTTCTGGAGTTCCTGTAGCACAGAATGATGATGATGATACAAATGCTAATGCAATAATATTAGAAGCTGGAACATCAGATTCCCCAGGCTTTCTTCTTTATGACAGAGCGGAGACTGAATTTCGTATTTCAGTAATCAACGAAACTGCCGGTAGTGACGGCGCTGTTTATGTTGAAGAAATTGGACAAGGACAAGCAGGCCCATGAGTAATGTAAAATTAATTTCAGAATCTATTGTTGATGTAGAGTTTGTTACTGAAGAAAAAGAAAATGGTAAAAAGACCTATAGAATTGAAGGTGTTTTTATGCAGGGTGATATTAAAAACCGAAATGGTCGTATCTACCCTATGGAAATTTTAGAAAATGAAGTTTTAAAATATAATAAAAAGTTTGTAAATGAGAAGCGGGCATTTGGTGAACTAGGTCATCCAGAAGGTCCAACTGTAAATCTTGAAAGAGTTTCACACATAGTAACAGCATTGTATCCAGATGGAGCAAATATTATGGGTGAAGCAAGAATATTAGACACACCTATGGGAAAAATTGTCAGAAACCTTATGGATGAAGGTTGTAAATTAGGTGTGTCATCTAGAGGCATGGGAAGCTTGACCGAAAAGAATGGCGCCAAGTATGTGAATAGTGATTTTTATCTCGCAGCAGCGGCTGATATTGTTGCAGACCCATCCGCACCAAATGCATTTGTCCAAGGTATAATGGAAGGAAAAGAATGGGTTTGGAACAATGGATCATTAATTGAAGCGCATGTTGCTAAGTTAAAAGAAAAATTTGATGTTAAGGAACGTCATAGGCAAGCTAACGTGGAGGCATTGGAGTTTGCTAAATTTCTCAAGAAATTGTAATTTATAAATATATTTAATAAAAAAAGGAGACTTCCTATGTCCGAATTAGATCAAACGATAGAGGAACTAGAAGCAGAGGTTATGGCCGAATTAGATGAGAAAGCGTCATTACCCGGTGGAAAGGGACTCAAAGCAGAGCCAATGAAACAAGACGATGACATTAACGACCCTCTCGATAATGTCAATGACACTGGTAAAGCACATGTTGATGCTGATCAAGCATTGCCTGATGAAGGCGATAGTAAAAAAGCAGCGACCTTGCCCGGTGGAAAAGGACTCAGCGCAGAAAAAATGAAAAAACTTATGGACCCAAATTCATCTGCAAGTAGTTCAAATCAAGGTACTGGTGTTACACCTCCGGGGCAAATGCCAATGCAGAAAATGAAAGAAGAGGACATTTCAAGAGAAGATTTGCTAAATCATCTTCAATCCACTATGGAACACTCCCTTGCCACAATGGAAGAAATGGATGATGAAGATTTGTATGATCTCGTTACTTCTCTTGATGAAGGGGAATCAGCTGAATATTATGATGAAGATGAGATGGATGAAGTTGTAGAAATGCAAATTCAGAATATTGACATCACCGCTGATGTGGAAGCATTGATGGAAGGTGAAGACCTTTCTGAAGAATTTAAAGAAAAAGCGGCGGTAATTTTTGAAGCTGCGGTTAAATCTAAAACCCGTGAAGAAGTAACAAGGATTATGGAAGAAGCGCAATATGCTATTGCTGAAGAAGTTGACGAATTTAAACAGTCACTTTCAGAAAAAGTAGATCAATACCTCGACTATGTTGTTGAGGAATGGATGCAGGAAAATGAATTAGCAATTGAAAGAGGTCTTAAAGGTGAGATTGCTGAAGACTTTATTTCTGGTTTGAAACAACTATTTGAAGATCATTATATTGATGTTCCAGAGGAAAGATATGATATTCTGGAAGCACAATCTGACAGAATTGCTGAACTAGAAGATCATTTAAATTCAATTATGGAATCAAATATCCATATGAATTCCGTGAACTCCGAATTGGTTCGGGAACAGGTCATTTTAGAGGTTTCCTCTGATTTGGCTGATACAGAATTTGAGAAGTTTAAGTCACTTACGGAAGATGTTGATTTTAACAGTGAAGACAGTTTCCGTGATAAGTTAGATACTCTAAAGGAAAGCTATTTCCCGAAGACTAATTATTTAGCAGAAGAGGCTTATGAAATTGATTATGAAAACTACGGTAGCGCCGAACAGGACATTGATACGAGTGATGCAATGAGGGCATATTCGTCTGCAATTGGTCGTGTCGAAACTCGTATTAACGGGCGCTCATAAATTTATTAAATCATAAATAGATGTAATAAAAAAAAATAAAGGAGAAACAAATGTTTCAAACAGAACATCTACAAGAAAAGTGGTCGCCAGTCCTAGAGCATCCCGATCTACCTACGATTGAGGATTCTTATAAGCGGGCCGTAACCACTGTTATTCTCGAAAACCAAGAAGCTGCTATGAGAGAAGATGCATCTTTCCTTTCGGAATCAGTTCCTACAAGTAATGTTTCCGGTGTTGGAAATTGGGACCCAATTTTGATCTCACTAGTTCGCCGTGCAATGCCAAATCTTATCGCATATGATATTTGTGGTGTTCAGCCAATGACAGGTCCAACAGGACTTATCTTTGCAATGCGGGCCCGTCATCTGTCAATGGATGGTGAAGAAGCATTGGTCGATGAGACAACCGGCGCAGTTGCGAACGGTTTCTCTGGTGACTTCTCGAACCAGAACGCTGCTGGAGGAAATGGCGGCGGTGACATTGGTGCAAGTGAAAGCAATCCTGCTGCTCTTAATGACAGCCCTTCTGCTGGAACTTACACATTCGCAACTGGTATGACAACTGCTCAATCTGAAGCACTTGGCGATAGTGGAACAAATGCTTTTGCTGAGATGTCATTCAGTATTGATAAGTCAACTGTTACGGCAGTTTCCCGTGCTTTGAAAGCTGAGTATTCAATGGAACTTGCTCAAGACCTCAAGGCAATCCACGGTTTGGATGCCGAGACAGAGCTTGCTAACATTCTTTCAACAGAAATTCTTGCAGAAATCAACCGTGAGGTTGTTCGTTCTATCTACAAGACTGCTGAATCTGGCGCACAAATCAATACAACAACTGCTGGTATCTTCGATCTTGACACCGATTCAAATGGTCGTTGGTCAGTTGAGAAGTTTAAGGGTTTGATGTTCCAAATCGAGCGTGATGCAAATGCGATTGGTCAAAGAACTCGTCGTGGTAAGGGTAACATGATGATCTGTTCCGCTGATGTTGCTTCTGCACTTCAGATGGCCGGTGTTCTTGATTACACGCCTGCTCTTAACTCAAACAACTTGAATGTCGATGATACATCTACCACATTTGCTGGTACATTGAATGGTCGCATGAAGGTTTATGTTGATCCATATTCAGCCAATGTTGCTGCAAGTCAGTACTACGTTGTTGGATATAAAGGCACATCGCCTTACGATGCTGGTTTCTTCTACTGCCCATATGTTCCACTACAAATGGTTCGTGCAGTTGGTGAGAACAGCTTCCAGCCCAAGATTGGTTTCAAAACCCGTTATGGTATGGCTGCTAATCCATTCGCCGTTGCTAATGCTGAAGCTGCAAATACTGCTGCTACAATTGCAGTTACTGCGAACCAAAATTCTTACTATCGTCGGGTTAAAGTTACAAACCTTATGTAAGATTGTTACAATAAGAAACTTGACTATAAATTTGGGGAGGGCTTCGGCTCTCCCCCTTTTTTTCTTTATAAATAGTTGCAAAGGAAAATGTCATGGCACTAAATCCAGTATCAGGTGTTGGTCGTCAACCAGATAAATTAGACTACGCAAGTCCAACTCAATTTCGTTTTGGTATTAATCAATTACCGAAAGTGGAATTTTTTACAACGTCTTGCAATCTTCCTGGCATAAGTTTAGGACAATATGAATATGGAACTCCCTTTAAAAATATTCCAATAATGGGAGATAAATTAACGTATGAACAATTAAGCATTACTTTTATTGTAGATGAATTCTTAGAAAATTATAGAACATTGCACGAATGGATGATAGGGATTGGATTTCCTAAAAATAGAAAACAATTTAGTGATTTTAGATCAAACAAATCAACCCAAGTTTCTTCAGTGGATACAGCAACTCCTTCTGTAGATTCAATTGGTAAAGCTGTTTCAGACGCATCATTTTATTCGGATGCATTTTTAATAATATTATCAAATAAAAATAATCCCATAGTTACAATTAATTTTGAAAATTGCTTTCCTGTAAGTCTTAGTTCATTACAATACGATCAAGGTGCTACTGATGCTAACAATTTAATTGCAACTGCTACATTTTCATATCAAATCTACGAATTTTTAGATTGCTAAATACAATAATGGAGAATAAATGGATAAGTTAAGTGAACTACAGGCGGAAGCTAAAGAAGACCTTATTATTTTAGATGATGAAGACTTACACCAACAATCTTATAAAAATCAAATCATCAAACCAAAATGGCTAGATTATAAGTCCAAATATAAACTTATGATGTTTCAGTGCAAAGCTGAACATAAAAGGTTATATCGTCAAAAATGGGAATATTACGGTGGTAAATCTGATGCAAAGATTTATGCTGCAAAACCTTTTGATCTAAAAGTTCTAAAGACAGACCTTCAAATGTATATCAATTCTGACGATGAGATTATTGAGACTGAGAAAAAAATTGTATACTATGAAACAATCGTAGAGTTTATAGACGGCATAATAAAGTCCATAGATAATAGAGGGTGGGATATTCGTACTGCCGCAGATTGGAAGAAGTTTATTGCCGGAGGTTTTTGATGAGAAAGTGGATTGGTTATTATGATGATGTTATTTCTGGTAGTCAAATAGAAGGAATTTATAATTATCCTTGGGACTGGAATCCATCAACATATTCTAGTCATAAAGGACAAAACCACAATAGCGAAGAACGAGTTAGAATGGATGAGGTTTGGGTTAGAGAAGAAAACAGGCCTTATCCAGTTTTGAAAGATGCCGTATTGAAGTCTATGAGAATTTATGGAGAAGAACATGAACACTTTGCTTGCATTCATCATACTGACTTTCGTATTAACAAGTATGGTGTTAATGGTT